TTTTTATTTTTTTACATTTTAAATTTTTTTTTTTTATTTGCTTTGATTTAAAAGGTGCAGAAAAAATCTCAAACTGATGCTGGTTGCACAGGCTCAAGAAAATAAAAATCTCCTTCTTCTTTTGCGTAAGTCGGCCACTGTCGTTGCTTCTCTGATTCGCTACGCTCTTTGTATGCGTAGACTTCAGCCATAAGCTTTAGTCGGTCCGGGAATTTTGCTCGATATAATTCCTCTTCACTTCCGAAGTGATGGGCCCTGATCATCCATTGGATCGCTTTCCATTTTGGACGTAGGTTCCACTTCTTAGTGATGTGAACAAAAATCTTCTCGCATAGTCGGTGAAAGCGTTCATGCTCTCCTCCCGCTGCGATAGCTAACCCAACTGCTGATGCAGCGAGTTTCGCGTAATCTCGTTCTCGTTCTGGGAAATAAAGATGTCGTAATAGGTCCTCCTCTGTTCGTGAACATATTCCGAATTTATTAGAATAGCTGAGTACCGTCATTCCGGTCACTCTATCTTGGATGTCACTCTTTTTCACATTCAACTTGGCGTTGAAATAGTGCATTGCGCTATCTGCTAACATATCCAGAAAATGATTTCCGTAGATAAGGTACATCCGCTCAAGCATTCCAATCAAGGAATCATCTCCTTGAAACTTGCTCCAAAAGCGGTCGCTCTCGATGTTGATTCCGAGTGCTGACAAGCATGTGTAGACCATTATGCAATTGCAAAATGTGTCCATGAGTTGCGTCTGCTGATATCCAGATCCGAATCCATTCCAAAACCATTCCCAAAGTTCTCCGTTTGGTAACATTATTGGTGTTCGTCTGATTGCATGACACATCCATCTCCATAGCCGCTCCAGTCTTGCTGGGTCGGTCTTTGCGTTTGGGTACTTAGACGTAGGTTCATATCGGTCAAAGCTAAAATAGCTCCTCCATATTTGATGTACTTGGTCGATCAACTCGTGAAGTAAACGTTTGTCAAATTTTGACCAGTCTATTCCTAGTATCGTGTTGAACGGCTGTCGCTTATGCATTTCATTGTAAAGCTTTTTCCATCCTCCTCTCGTCATTTCGTATCCCCATAACATTCGGCCAGATCCTCCGTTCAAATAGCTCGCTTGTAGCGGCCAGATAAACATTAGTTCTATCATCAAAAGTAGTTTTGTTGCTCCAAATACTGCGCGAATCTTGTCCGGCTCGTCTTGTGCGACTACGTGTGATCTAGCATGTAACATATTCCAGAAGTAGGGTTGTGGTTTCCCATCTTTCCAGA